TGTTCATGTCCGCCCTGAACCGGGCGAACATCCAGGCTTTCCCCGTAGAGGTGGCCGATGTCCCGAGAGCGAAGGTGGTAAGCAACTTCCTGAAGTGGATGACCACTTCTGGCTACATTCCACGTTTCAAGCGTGAGGCGGAATTAGCCGCCAACTACTTCCTAGAGCGTGGTGTGATGATCACCTATTGCGGGTGGCTCATGGAAGATCGCACCTTTAAGCAGAAGTTTAATATGGAGCGGATCGCCAACGCTGATCCCAATCTAGCCCAAATGATATTGGATGGCACTCAGGATGATGAGGTGGTTGTCCAAATGCAAGCGGTAATTAAGGTGACAAAGGAAAATGCCCGGAAAGCCCTAAAGGACTTGCGGGAGTTTGGGATGGCCGAAGTACCTACGGTGAGACGGCAGATCAACGCACCCGAGGTAAAGACCTTGGCTCCTGATGGCGATTTTATTTTTCCTGCATATGTCACAGATCCCCAACGCGCGCCATATTGCTTTTGGCGTACCTACTACACCGCACAAGAATTGCAGAACAAGGTGATCACAGATGGGTGGGATGAGAATTTCGTGGAACACGTCGTCTCTAATTTCTCTGGAGTAAACATAAACTCCTTGGAGAGGGAACAGGAGGGAAGGCGTAGCATATCAATAACTGACGATGCTTACGAGGCCGAGGAACTAGTCGAAATAATACATGGGTACCAGAGATTGATCGATGAGGCCGACGGGTCAGAAGGGATCTATGAGACAGTGTTCCACGAATCTTTTTCGGGCGATAAGGCTTTGGGCATACCTGGGTATGCCAAGTTTGAGCTGCTCAATGGCTATGAGGACTACCCTGTGGTAGTCACTCGTTTCAGCGAGGATACGAAGCGTTTGTATGACACCATGACTGTTCCATCGCTTCTGCGGGGGATACAAAGTCAGGTGAAGGTCGAACGCGATAGTCGCATCGACAGCAACAGCTTGTCCACCCTACCTGCCGTTACACACCCGAAGGGACGTAAGCCGGAGGAGATTGGCCCTGGCCGATTCATCCCGGAGGTAAGGGCTGGAGAGATAAGGTTTATGCAAGGACCTGGGTTCAATTCTGGATCCGTCGAGATGGAGAACAACCTCCAGGGTCAAGCCGATCGCATGGTTGGGCTTGATGAGCAATCTCCACTATCTGGCATCCGGCGTCAGTTTCTGGTAGATAAATATTTGCAACATATGGCCGAGGTGATAGCATTGTGTTACCGCAACTTCCAGAGGTTTGGCCAAGATAGAATATTTTTTAATGTTACTGGAGTACCCGATCCTCAAATGTTCAGCAAGGGTAACCCTGACGAAAATTTTGATGTTACCATTAGCTTCGATGTTCTCAATGCCGACGGCGAGAAGCAGGAAGCCAAAATGAATCAACTACTTTCCTTGGTCCAAATGGACAGGAATGGCCGCATAGATATGGACAAACTCCTATCTGCTATAGCTTCTTCCATCGATCCCGTATTAGCGGACGGTGTAATGAGGCCAGTCGAAGCGGCAAAAGACCAAATGCTAACAGATATCACAGATGACCTATCGAAAATTTATGCGGGAATCGAAGTACCAGCAAGGCCGAATGGCTCTCAAGCGGCTCTTCAAATCATTCAGCAATATACGCAACAACCGGACGTTCAAAAGCGTTTGCAAGAAGATGAGGCTTTTGCTGCCCGTCTTCAGAAGTATGCTGGTCAGTATCAGTTCGCTATGCAGCAAGCTCAAAACGCCCAAATAGGGCGTATCGGTACAGCACCAGCCCAGATGGGCCAGATGCAAACCCAAGGTATGCAGCAGTAGTGGCTGATAATAAAAGCACATCTGAGTATGCTCGTACAAGAGCAAGCGATGCATCTTGGAAAAAGTTTGTTTCTAAGATGGACAAACTTGGGATAGCCCAAGAGAATAGGCCAACCAAAAAAGAATTTGAAACGCCCTTTGACCCTGAAGGTTCGGGATATGATTATGTTTCGGCAGTAAATGCGGGGTTGGCCCCTCGTCCAGACGAAAAAGGTGAATATCATTGGGATAGTCGAGTTCCTGGGTCTGGACTTTTGTTAAAAGGAAAAAAGCATAAAACATGGCCCGAACTTGTTGAAGGCGAAGAAAAACAGGGATATGAGATTTTTAAAAAAGGTCGTTTGTTTGGCCTTGGTAAGCACAGGTATTATTCTCGTTCCAAGTAATATTGTTATGGCAGACAACAAAAGCACATCTGAATACGGTGGAGATCGGGAACGCTTCCTGGATTTAAACAGGCTAGCTAAATCGGTTAGAAAGTATTTTGGAAAAAATCCTGCAATAGAGGGAGCCATGTATGGCAACTCGGGCGTAGAAACTGGAAACAGTTTTAAGTACAACCAAAAGCAATATGGTGGAGGCGGAGGATATGGCGTTTTCCAATTTGATTTCCATAAGCCTTATTATCGAGAATACTTGGAAGAAGAAGGTTTGCCGGATAACACGGATTCCCAAGTGAGATATGTTTACGAAAACATATACGGTAAAAAGCAGAATATTCTTGGAGCGGGTAATGCCAAAAAACTCAGAGATGCATTTGAGTCTGATGATCCAGAATTTGTAAGCGATAAGTTTATGGAAATATTTCTTCGTCCAGGTAAACCACACCGCGATAGGCGTGTAAACCTTGCCAAGAAATACCACAAACAATTAGTGGAGACATATGGTGGCAAGTCCGGAGAATGATGTAGCTTTTCTTTCGAAGTATGAGCAGTTTGCTCGCTTCATTAACATCATCAAACAACGCCGGGAATCTTCAATTGCCCGGCTTCGCGGATCCTCTCCCGATGAGGTGATGCAGATATCCGGAGAGATATCGGCATACGATGATATCCTCCAGGATTGCGACTACGAAGATCTGCTAAAAAAATGGCATGCCCATGTGGAATGAGCTGTTTCGCGTGATATAATCACGGCTCGCCATCGCTGGCGTAACAAGCGGAAACAGCAAAACACATGAGTGAAGTAGTCGAGGCGATCGCTGATGCCTCTCAAAACACAGCGGAAAATACTAATATATCCGCGTCTGATTTTCAAATGAGACGTGCCAGGCAAATGGAAGAGCAGGCTGCTCCTCCTGCACCTGAACCGGAGGCCGAGGAGTCTTCCATTTCTGAGGATGTTGAGACTGAGTCCCAACCCCAGGAGGAAGAAGAAGTTCAAGGCCAGACAGATGTTCTTTCAAATATCGACTTGGATAACTTATCCGAGGCGGAAATAAAGCAACTCTCCGAGGCATTGTCCAGTCGGGCGGTTGATCGTTTTGGTCAACTCACCGCAAGGGCTAAAGCCGCCGAAGAGAGAGCGAGAGATCTTGAGGATAGCTTAAAGACCCAGCAAGAGCAGGTGCTTTCGGCCACTTCTGAAATCGAGAACAATCCTTACGACGATCTGAAAAGCGTCCAAGACATTCAAGAAAAAGCCAAGGAAATCAATGATGTGATTGAGTGGGCCGAGGATGTCTTATTTGAGTCTGCTGACTATGGCCCAGATGAAGAGGTTACTGAGTCAAATGGCCAATCAATGACGAAAACCCAGGTTCGTGAAGCGCTGAAACAAGCCAGGAAGTCTCGGGACAAATACCTACCGGATCAATTCCGAAGGGTAAAGAAGGTGGAGGATGCTACCAAGCTACGCCAGGAGTATGGGCAAAAGGCATTGAAGGAGTTCAAGTGGCTAGGCGACAAAGAAAGCGAGCAGACTAAACAGTTTGTGCAGCTTGCCAGCCAACCTGCATTCCAGAAAGCCTATGATCAAAATCCTGATTTAAGCTGGCAGTTGCCCTACCTATTGGCCCATTCGGTCAATAGCATGTATGGCGGCAAGTCTAAGCCATCTACAAATGCACAAGATGCATTCAAGCCATCTCCACCAAAAAGTCCGTCTCCGGCTGGAGCCAAGTCCGATAAGTCTGAGGACAATTCGTCCAAGGCACTGAAAGATCTGTCATCACGGTTTAGGGAATCTGGGAATAAAGACGACTTCCAGAAACTAAGAGAAGCACGCTGGTCGCGTGACTTCGTATAACCTAACACCCTACAATGGCACTATCAAATACATACGATACTACTAATCCAGGTTCGGCTGTTTCCAACCGCGAAGATCTTAGCGATGTTCTAACCATCTTGGCACCCGAGGAAACTCCCGTCCTGTCATCACTACCTAAAGTGCGTGCTTCTGGCACGTTCCACGAATGGACTGTAGACAGCCTTTCAGCACCCACGACAGCGGGTATTGCTGAAGGAGCTG